TTATGAAGATTTTAAAAATACTAATTTTATAAATATTGGAGTAAATGACTTTTTTTATGGAAAAAAATAAAGATAATCCCGTGCCGTCACTTGATAATTTAAAAAAAGAATTTTATAACAGAGAAGATTTGTGGACATATGATAGTGGAACCACAGTTGAAAATGTTTTTAAATTTTTAAAAGAAAAATTACAAAACGGTGTAGAGACTAACAAGGAACAACCTAAAAAATTACCTACACATTTTAAAATTATAAAAGGTCCTTGGATTAATTATAGTTTTATAAATGTAGATAAATGGTATAAAATATCTGAATTACAATTATATAATAACCAAGTAAGCTGTAAAAGTTTTGCTTGGATAAATATAAAAGATTGTATTTTTAAATAGGTTGATGAGATAGTCCGAACTATATGGTGACATATAGAATGTAGCAGAAATGACTACATCCCCAAGTAAAATAGGCAAGGGTTAGCCTCTTAACAACAACAGTAACCTTGCGTGAAAACAAGACCCGAAATATAAATAAATAGGTATAACCTATTGATATATAAGTTAAAGCTGGTAACTGTTAAGAATATCTTGGGAGTAACAAACTTGAAAACTCAAATAGCTGATTGGCTATTTTTGTATAATACTATTCAACAAGTTATTGATAATAATTTAAATATTCGTTTAAAAATATTCTATTTTACTTTAGAGATGTCTAAAGAGCAAAAAATGTTATCAGCATTTTCTAATATACTTTATGCAAAAGAAGGTATTAGAATAGCTCCTAAAGACCTTAGAAGTACTAAACAAGAATTAAGTGAAGAAAATTTAAAATTAATATCAAAATATGAAGTCTATTTTAATAAAATAGAAGAAATTGTAGAATTTATAGATGACATAAGAAATCCTTTTGGTATTTATAAATTTATGAGAGATTATGCTTCAGTTAATGGAGTACAACATAAAAGAATTATTAAAACTAATGATAATAAAACTATTGAAGTTGATGATTATTATGAACCAAATGACCCTGATGAATATGTAATGATGTTTATAGACCATATAGGTCTTATATCACCAGATTCAGAAAATGGAGAAAAACTTAATTTACATCAATCAATAGTTAAATTATCATCAGATTATTTATTAAGACTTAGAAATAAATATAAATATATACCTGTTGTTATACAACAACAGGCTGCAGCTCAAGAATCTCTTGATAATTTTAAAGCTAACAAACTTAAACCTAGTTCTGATGGATTAGGTGATTGTAAACTTACATATCGTGATGCTGATGTTATAATTGGATTATTTAGTCCTTTTAAATATGAAATTAGAGAATATATGGGATATGATATTACTTTTTTTAAAGATAATATTAGATTTTTAGAGATTATTGGTGGTAGAGAAGGTGGCGGTGGTGAAATATGTCCATTATATTTTGATGGTGCAGTTAATTATTTTAAAGAACTACCAAAGCCAGAAGATATACAAGGGCTTAAAAAAGTTTATGACTATATTAAATATGTAGTAAGAATATAAAAATAATAATAAACTCTTTGATTGAAGATAAACAATAGGTTAAGTATTACATACTATAAACTGTATTAGCAGTTATGTTTATTGTAAATTAATATCAAATGAAGAATGTTTTAAACAAGCGAGTCTATAACTCGGTAGGATATATCCACTAAAATTTGGACAAAGAGTTTATTTATTAAATTAATAAAATGGAAAAAGGAGAAAGATTTAATGAAGGAAAATTAAAATGGAGTTTAGTTTCATGGAAAGCATTAGAACCAATGGTTCAAGTATTAATGTTTGGAGCTAAAAAATATGCACCTAATAATTGGAAAAAAGGTGTAAGTTATACAGAAACTTGTGAAAGTTTACAAAGACATATAAATTCTTTTTTAGAAGGTGAAGATATTGATAAAGAAAGTAAAATTGTTCATATAGGACATATACTATGTAATGCAATGTTTTTATCATATATGTTTTTATTTAGAAAAGATATGGATAATAGATATATTGATGAAAATTTAAAAAAATGAGAAAAAGCGATGTAAATAATTTAGAACAATTAGAATTATATTATAATAAAGCTAGAAAAATAAAATTTAATAAAGATTATAAAATAAAAAGTATAGATGATATAAGACAATTATTTTTTTGTGACTGTAAAAAAACTGTATATACAAGAAATGGTCATCATTGTGATAATAATAAATATAGAAGTTTTAATGATTTTTTCTTAATATGTAAATATTATTTTCCTGAAAAAACTATTAGTGAAATATCTAAAGAATTTATAAATAAAGAAACTGAATTAGAAAAAGAAAAAAAACCTTCATTATATATGAGATATTGTCCTAATATTAAAAAAACAAATATAGCAGGATTATATCCTTATGGATATGATAAAACTAAAATTAAATATAAAAGTACTGCTAAAATAGAATTTGGTTTTCCAATTAGATTTTCTTTTGAAGAAATAATAGATAATTAAACAATAAATAATGTGGAGGTATATGGTCGGATGAAAATGAAATGATAGAATTACCAAATAATATTACAAAATCAGCACGTATAAACCCTAAAACTATGGTTATCTTTAGCCAGCCTAAAATGGGAAAAACTACTGTTGTAGCAGAATTAGAAAACTGTTTAATCATAGATTTAGAAGATGGTTCACAATTTGTGAATGCATTAAAATATGATGTTATTGGAGAGGCAAAAAAAGAAAATAAATTACCATTAGTTATATTAAAACAATTAATGGAAGCTATTAGTAAATCAAATGAATCTAGAAAAGGTTATACATATAAATATATAGCTATTGATACTGTAACTGCATTAGAAGAGATTGTTTTACCTTTAGCAAATAAAATGTATAGAGATACTCCACAAGGTAGAAATTGGACAGGAAATGATGTTACAGAATTACCACAAGGTGCAGGATATAGATTTACTAGAAAAGCTTTACAAATTATTTTAAATGAATTAGAAGAATTATGTGATACTTTAATTATTTTAGGTCACATAAAAGATAAACTCATTGAAAAAGATGGTGAAGAAATGAATGAAAGAGGATTAGATTTAGCTGGTAAAATGCCTGCAATCTTATGTTCAAAAGTAGATGCTATAGGTTATCTATACAGAGATGAAAATGAAACAATTATAAATTTTAAACCTTCTGAAAAATTATTATGTGGTTCAAGAAGTGAACACTTAAAAGGTAAAAAAATAATTGTTGCTAAATCTGATGAAAATAATAAAATTTCAATAGATTGGTCTCAAATTTTTATAAATGAATAAATGAATAATAAAATAAATAAATATATATGTTTGATTTAAACGGAAATGATTTTCAAGAAAGTACTATTTTTAATAATGGTAAAGCGGGATTAGTGAAAAATGTAAGTATCTCAATAGAGAAAAAACAAGGTGAAGGAAATACTCCAGATTATAAACTTATTGCAAAAGATGCATTAGGTACAATTAATGTTGGGTTTTATTATGTAACCCCTAATTCTTCTAAAACTGAAGAACAAAACAATCAATATGAAAAACAACAAGTTTCAAGAATTGTTCATATAGCTAGAGCAGTGCTAGGAAAAAGCTATCCTTTTCCAGCAGTAAGTTCGTCAAAAGAAGCGTATGATGTACTTTTTGATTTAATTATAAAAAACTGTAATGGTAGAAAATTCAATATTTTTACTACTTATGGTACAGCTAATAGACCTAGTAAATATCTATCTTTTAGATATTTTAGTTTTATTGAACCAGCTGAAAACGAAGTAACTACACTTTTTACTAAAGCAGGTGATTTACTTGAAAGAGTAGTGGAAGATTCAAATGATAATAAAGATGATTCTATGAATTTTAAAAACATGGATGCTTTAAATTTTAAATTATAAAATAACTGATAAAGGGGGTATAAAAACCCCCTTATATCTTTAAATTAAAAAAAAAGATGACAATAAATTTAAACAAAAAACTAGTTACAAAAGAATTATTATTAAAACATGTGCTAGATATAGAAATATATCTTCATTATAGTAAACAAAATGTTGTTATAAAAAAACCTATGTTGTCACCTTTAAGAACAGAATTAACACCTTCATTTGGTTATTTTATGGGTGAATCAGGAGAAATATGTTTTAATGATTTTAAATTAGGTAAAGGAGATTGTATAAAATTTGTACAAATCATGTTTGATTTAAATTACTTTGAAGCTTTAAGTAAAATTGTAATAGATTTTAAATTAACTGATAAATTTTATTATAAAAATTTACAATCTAATCATAATAAACCTATAACTAAAATAGATTATTCTTTTAGAGAAAGTATTATTAAAAAAAATCATAATATTAAATTAGGAAAAAAAAAGAGAGATTGGAAACTTTATGATTTAGTATATTGGCAACAATATGGTATTAATTTAGATATATTAAACAAATATAAAGTTGAACCTATAGAATATATTTTTATAAATGATAAACCTATTTTAGCAGATAAATATACTTATTGTTTTACTGAATTTAAAGATGGTAATAAAACATATAAAATATATCAACCTTTTAATAAAGAATTTAAATGGTTAAATAATCATGATTCTTCTGTGTGGCAAGGATGGAAACAACTTCCTGAAAAAGGAGATGAATTAATTATAACTAAATCTTTAAAAGATGTAATGTCAATTGATTCTATTTTAGGAATACCAGCTGTATCATTACAATCAGAAGGTACAAAACCTAAACCACATATTATACAAGAATTAAAAAATAGATTTAAAACAATTTATTTATTATATGATAATGATTTTGATAAAGAAAAAAATTGGGGACAAATATTTGCTAAAGAATTATATAAAGAATTTGATATGATTAATTTAATGATACCCAGTGAATTTGAATCAAAAGATTTTAGTGATTTAGTAAAAAATGTTGATAATTTTGAAATTGGTATTTTAACAACAGATGAAATTGCTAAGAAAAAAACATTAAAAGAAAAAATAACATTAATATGGCAATGTAATATACAAATGCCTTTTTAAAATGAAATAAAAACAAAAAAAATATGAGAGTAGCGGTATATGGTACATTAAGAAAAGAAGGTAGAAATCATGGACTTATAAGTGGTTTAAAATATTTAGGTTCTTTTGAAAGTAATCCTGAATATGAAATGCGTTCAATAGGAGTATTTCCTGGGATAAAAAAATATGGAAATACTTCAATATATCTTGAAGTTTTTGAAGTAGATATGAATACATTAAAAAGATTAGATGAATTAGAAGGATATAAAGGTTATAATAATGAACGTAATTACTTCGATAGACAAATTATAATTACTCCTTGGGGAAGAACATTAATTTATTTTTTTAAACCTGAATTTAAAACAGCAAATCCAATTATAAAATCTGGTAATTGGATAGAATATCTTAAAACAAAAAATATTGAAAACTATGCTTAGTCACTTTAGACCTAAAATTTTAAGTAGACATCCTTCACACGATGTTCTAAGAAAAAAATTATCATTTCCCTTGTTTCCTTTTAAATCAGTAATAAGATTAGGTTCTTTTACTAAATTAGAAGATACTTTAAGTGAAAATGGTAATAGAATTGAATTAAATACAGTTGAAGCTATTAATAATTCAGCTGATAAACTATTAATGAAACAATGTTTTACTAAAGATAAAGTTAAAACAGCTGATTGGTTTACTATAGAATCTTCAGATAGGTATATTTATTATAAAAATGGAGATATTAATATTGGTTCATCTGATGATAATGAAAATCCATTACCTTTCCCTCTAATAGCTAAACACAGATTAGGTAGTAAAGGAAGAGGTAATTATAAATTAGATTCATTAGAAGAGCTTAAAACATGGTTAAATAAAAGATTAGATAGACTAGATGAATATATTTTTGAAAAATTTTATAATTATGTAAAAGAATATAGACTTCATATTACAGAAGATGGTTGTTTTTATACTTGTAGAAAAATGTTAAAATCTGATACACCAGATAAAGATAAGTGGTATAGAAATGATGAACATTGTGTTTGGATTATGGAACAAAATGAAGCTTTTGATAAACCTGATTCTTGGGATAATATATTATATAATTCAATAAAAGCATTAAAATCTACTGGTTTAGATTTTGGAGCTGTTGATGTTAAAGTTCAGAGTTCTACTAATAAAAAAGGGGAAAAAAGAAACAATGCAGATTTTATTATTATTGAAATAAACTCAGCACCTTCTTTTGGTAAAGTAACAGAGGAGAAATATCTTTATATATTACCTCAATTATTGTTAAATAAATATTATAAAATAATTAAACAAAATGATACAACAGAAAAAAACATTGAGAGTACTTGTTGATAGAGGATTTAGTTCTGAATATGAAGAATTTCTTTCTAGAAGATTTAATGCAGAATTTATAGTTTTTGGTAAAGATAAAGATGGTAAATTTCCTAAAAATATAGATTTATTATTATTTACAGGTGGGGCAGATGTTAGTCCTAATTTTTATGGTGAAAATAAAGGTAACCAGACATCTACTAATATAGCAAGAGATGAAGAAGAAAATATAATGTTTAATACATATAATTATCTTCCAAAATTAGGTATATGTAGAGGTTCACAATTTTTAACTGTTATGTGTGGTGGTAAATTAATACAACATGTTAACGGACATTTAGGAAATCATAAAATTCATATAAAAAATAATGATATTTATGATGAAAGGTTGCCATTTTCTGAATATGAAATTACTTCTACACATCATCAAATGATGTACCCATTTTTATTACAAAAAGAATCTTATGAAATAATAGGTTGGTCTAAAAAATTTTTAAGTAATACATACTTAAATGGTAATAATACTGAAATAGAATTAACTTCTGATTTTTTAGAACCAGAAATAGTATATTATAAAGAAGGTACAGCATTATGTGTTCAAGGACATCCAGAAATGAATAGTTGTCCAAAAGTTACTTCTGATAAAATATTAAATTTAATTTACCAAATATTAATAAAAAAAAATAGTTATAATAATCAATATGAAAAACAACCATGCGAGTGATAAAACAAATTAAAATAGGTACAGACCCAGAACTATTTTTGAAAAAAGATGGTGAAATTATTTCTGCTGAAGGTCTAATAGGAGGTACTAAAGAATTACCTCTAAAAATTTCTAAACAAGGTCATGCTATTCAAGAAGATAATGTTATGATTGAATTTAATATTCCTGCTTGTACTAATAGTGAATCTTTTGTAAAAGAAATAAATTTTGTAAAAGAATATTTAGAACAATTAGCAAAAATATATGATTGTACATTAGATTATTCTGCTTCTGCAATATTAAATAAAAAATATTTAGATACACCTCAAGCAAAAAGATTTGGTTGTGACCCTGATTTAAATGTTTATTTAAAATCAATAAATGAATCACCTAATTCAAACACTAATATGAGAACTTGTGGTGGTCATATTCATATAGGATATAAAAATCCTTCTTTAGAAACAAGTGAATCAATTATCTATGCCATGGATATTATGTTAGGACTTGAATCTTTAATACTTGATAAAGATACAGAAAGAAGAAAAATGTATGGTAATGCAGGTTGTTTTAGATTTAAAGATTATGGTGTAGAATATAGAACTTTATCTAATTTTTGGATTACATCTGATGAATTAATAAAATGGGCATTTGATAATACATTAAAAGCTATTGAATTAGTAAATTCAGGATTAATACCAGAGTTAATAACTGAATTTGGTAATGAAATTAAAAATGCAATTGACAATAATAATAAAAATGAAGGTCAAACATTATTAAAGAAAATAAAAGAAAAAATAAAAGAAAAGAAATGTGTGGAATTGTAGCTTGGGCAGGTAAAACACCTAAAAAATTTAACAAAGCAAAGTTTGATTTAGTAGCTTCTTATAATGAAGAAAGAGGTACAGATTCATGTGGTGTAGCAACTGATGGATTTATATCTTTAGGAGTTCATAACAATAAAGTTTATAGAGATTTTATTGTTAATGTAAAATATGAAATTCCAGAAATTATTCCAGCTGTTATAGGACATACTAGAAAAAGTACTTTTGGTGAACATAATGAAGATAATGCTCATCCATTTGGTTTTGGAGAAATAGAAGGTGGTAGATTTGAATTTATAGGTGTTCATAATGGGAGCTTATTAAATCATAAAATACTTGCTAAAAAATTTAATATTAATTCAACAGAATATATAACGACTAATAAAAAGAAAAATAAAGTTTCAAAAAGTAGAGAAAAAATTGATAGTGAAATATTATTAGAATGTATTTATAAAAATAAAAATTTTAAAGTACTTAGTTCATATCTTGGTGCAGCAGCATTAGTTTTTCAAGATTTAAATACTCCAAATATAATTTATTGTTGGCATGGTGCATCTAAAAAATATGTAAATGATAATGATGGTAAAATATATGAAGAAAGACCTTTATACTATTATAAAGAAACTAGAAATAGTATTTATATATCTTCAATGGAAAATTCATTAGAAGCTATCGGTGGAATTAAAGATGAAACTATATTTGAATTTAAACATAATGTTGTATATAAAATAACAGATGGTAATATAGAAAAAGCTGAATTATTTCCTTTAAGTAGAAAAGAATGTCATTACATGAGGTCTTATGGTCAAGATTATGAAAATATTAATCCTGTAAATAATAATCAAACTAACGCTTATAAAAAAACAGCTAATTATGGTTTACAAATTGATTTTTATAATGATGAAGATTTTTTAAAACATCAAGGTTGTTGTAATATTGATACAAGTAAAAAAATTTTAGCTCTTCCTTTTTCTCAAAATATAAAAGATATAGATTCTGTTAATAATAATCTTTATTCCCAAAAAGGTATAATGATTTCTCATAATATTTATAATGAAATAAAACCTGAAACAGAATATAAAACTAGTTGTTATTTTTGGAAACTTAGATATTGGAAAGATACAAGTTTATTACAAGGATGTTATACTTTTATTGAAAATTTTGGTTTTTATTATCTTGGTAAAAATATTAAAACTGCAAATGACCAATTTTGGTTTTTAACAAACAAAGAATTTTTTCAAGGAGATTTCTGTTTTGTAAACCAAAATTTAACTAAAGAAGATGGTGCATTTATACCTTTTTTACAAGTAGGTGGAGAAGATGAAATTATTGAACCACCATTATATTATTTCTATAAAGGAATTAGAGTATTAGAAGTTACTGATTATATCCATTGTTTAGAAATGGAAGAGAATAAAAAAACATTTACTTGGGAGAATATGACTCATTGTTCTGCTCACCCAATTATAGATATAGGTTATTCTCAAAAAAGTATTTCTACTCAAGGAATTAAACTTAAAGATAGATTAGTTACTGACATTATTTGTCCATTAGGTTCTAATAGAATTTATACAATTGAAAATGGTAATTGTATAAAAATTGAAGACAAAATGATTATAGATAGTGATGATAAATCTAAAGATAAAAATGATTCTAAAACAAAAACTGTAGATACAGTTGATACTATAGTTGAACTTCTAGAGGATTTTGAAAATGATATTCAAAAAAATGAAGCATCTAAAAATAATATAGATAATACTAGAGATTATGATTTAGTAGAAAAAACTTTAGAAGAAATTTTTAAGATACCTTTTGGAAAATTTCCATTAGATATAGCAAGATTACAAAAATATTCTAATTTAGAAAAGGTTAATGACGCAATTATTATTTTAGAAACATTTTTAACAGATACTAGAAAATTAATTGAAATTGAACCAAAAGAACAATAAAATTTATGGAAACAAATATGGTAACCACAGTAGATGGTAGAATAGAAGAGAAGATAAATTGTAGAAAAATGAATGGTTTATATTATGTTAAAGGCGATATAAATATTGAAAATTCTGGTGAATGTTACTTAATTGATGATAAATATTATAAATATAATACTGGATATATAATTTTTGATAACAGTGTACATAAATATGTATTAAAAAGTACACTTAAAGATAAATTTTATGTAGAAAAAGGTATTATAGATTTTAAAAATGGTAATGAGCCAATATTTGGTAGTTATTCTTTAGAAAAAAATAATGATATTTATGTTTTAATTATAAATAATAAATATTCTTGTATTAATGAAGATATTTTAAAAAATAATATACATTTTTTAGAAAATTTAGAAGATGGAATATATTATGAAAGAAACAAATTAGATTCTTATAAATATGTTTTTCCTACAAAATGTAGTAGAGATTTTAAATATTCTTTGTCTTACGATTCTAGAGGATTAACTGAAAAAGCAGAAAAAAAATATATTGAATCTTATAAACCAGAATTATATCATATTGGTTTAGAATCAGGTAAAAGTGATATTACAAAAGGTTTAAGTTTTGGTCTTGAATTTGAAACTTCATTAGGAATAGTTCCGTTAAGAATATGTTCTAATTTAGGATTAATACCTTTAAGAGATGGAAGTATAGATGGATTAGAATATGTAACAATACCATTAAAAGGTAAAAATGGTATGCAAACAGTGTTAGATACTTTAAAAGTATTAAAAAGAAGAACAGTTTATAATAATGATTGTTCATTACATTTGCATATTGGTAATATTCCAAGAACTGAAGAATTCTTTTTAGCATTGTTTAAAATATTATTTATATTACAAGATGATATGTATTCAATGTTTCCATTTCATAAAAAAGAAAATTATGAAGTAAAAAGAAAACATTATACAAAACCACTTCCTTTAAAAGAAACAATGTTATTATTTGATTCAAAAATTAAAACTAAAGAAGATATTAAAAGAAATTTTGATATTTTATATAGATTTTTATCAATGAACCAAAGTTATGATGCTGCTGGAGGAAAACTTTCTAATATTAAATCTCATCCTTCTGACCCAGGAGGTAATAGTAAATGGAATATTAAAACTCGTTATTATTGGGTTAATTTAATTCCATTATTATTTGGAAATAAACAAACTGTAGAGTTTAGAATTCATACTCCTACTTATGATAGTAATAAAGTAATTAATTATATGTTAACTTGTTTTTCTATAATTGATTATGTTATTAAAAATGAAACTTCTATATTAAGTAATTTTCAACAACATGTTAATATTAATTTAAATCATGTTGTATTTGAAAGTTATTATAAAGATTTTTCAAATATTAGAATTGTAGAAGAACTTCAACGTTATTTTGATTGTAGAAAAAGACATTTCTTTTTTAAAACTAAAAAAGGTGATTTTTTAGCAAATGAAGATGAATTTTCTTATACTCCTAAATATTTGAATTGGGAATCTACAAATAATAAATTAAATAACTCTTTCAAGTTTAGTTCTAATTTAAGTGTACCTGCTTATGATAATATAGGTTTAGATATACAACTTAACGACGCAATAAGGCGCGTTGCTGCTAGAATAGATGATAATATTAGGATAGTTAATCCTGCATTTGAAGAAAATGATTTATTTATAAATAATGAACCTGAACAAGAACTACCAATATGAGAAGAGCAATTTTAAAACGTCCATTAAATTTAGATTATACTGAACTTTTTGGAAAAAGTTGGATAGATGTATTAACACCATTACTTGCTTCTTCATATATGTTTAATTTAATGGCACTTATAAATGAAATTTATAGTTTGTTACCTAATCAAATATTAGGACAAGGATTTGTATATCCTTATAAAAGTAGACTATTTACAAATTTTAGAGCTTGTGATTGGATTAATTTAAAAGTAGTAATAGTAGGAAGAGAACCTTACCAATCACATAGAGCAATAGGTGTTCCTTTTGCCACACATGTTAATAATAATAATGTTATTTTAGAAGATGATTTAATATTAATTGAAAGATGTATTCGTAAAAATATATATAATAATTCAACACAATATGTATTTGATGAATCTCTAAGTACATGGGGGATGCAAGGTGTATTTCTTATTGATGCTGCTTCTACATCAGAAGAAACTAGTAAAAATGCACATTCTATAATATGGAAAAATTTTACTAGAGAAGTAATAAAAATAATAAGTTCAAAAAAAACAAATATTATTTTTTTATTATGGGGTGCAGAAGCTAAATATTTTAGTAGATATATTGATAGAGAAAAACATCATGTATTAGTTTATGACCATCCTAGTGATGCAAAAACTCGTAATACAGATTGGAATTGTACACATTTTAAAAGTGTTAATGACATTTTATTAAGAACTACAGAAAATAATGAAGAAATAGATTGGTAAAAAAAATAAAAGATGATTTTTATAAAAGGAAATGTTCCATCTTTAAAAAATAGTAAAGTAAAAACAGGGAGAGGTATTTTTGCCTCTCCCACTGTTACTAAATATTTAAGAAGTTTAGGAATACAAAATTTTAACTCTAGAAAAAAAGAAGTTAAAGGTTATATTGACAAAAATAAACCAAATGTTATTGAAAATTTTAGAGAAGAAATAGAAAAAATGAAAATAGGAAAAGATAATCCATTATTTATAGGTTATCATCATGTAAGAAATAGTAAAAGAGCATTTGATTTTAGTAATAGTGTTGAAATAATTCAAGATTTATTTACAGCTCATAATATTATAGAAGATGATAATATTAATTATGTATTTCCTATTCCTATGACAATTAATGGAGAAATACCAACTTTAGATAATTTAAGAACTGAAAAGTGGTATAGTATAAATAAAGAAAATCCAGGAGTATGGATAAAAATATTTTAAAATATGTTAGGTATATTTAAAAAAAGAAATAGTAAATCAAAAAGAAGTAATACTGGTTATAAAGGTATTCATTTTGATAAAGATAAGGGTAAATTTGAAGCTCAAATTGCTCATCGTTCTAGTGAAAGAAAAATAACAAAAGTATTTTATGTAGGGTTATATACTACATTAAAAGAAGCTATTGAGGCTAGAGAAAACTTTATTAATAATTTATATTAATATATGAAAGAAGATGAATTTGAAGGACTATTTGGTCCAAATGATAGAAAAGATAAAATAAAATTAAGTTATAGTAGAATATCAGATTTTGATAGAAATGGTGCTAAAGCATTAATAGATAGAACAATTGTAGATACTGATGGAGCTAAAATAGGTTTATTAACAGATGATTTATTAAATGATATTATTAATAAAACTAGACTTTTTAAAGAAAAATATTATATATTTAATGGTGATAAACCAACAGCTACTTTAGGTAAATTAAGTGATATAATTTTAAAGAATTATACAAAAATACCAAATGATAAAGAATTATTAAAAATAGCAGAAACTAATAAGTTTTGGAAAAGTCAAAAAGATGAAACAAAACTTACTAATATTGATGTTCCTGAATTTAAAGATTATATAAATGCTCAATTTATGTCTAAACAAAAAATACTTGTTACTACAAGTGAAGTTGATTTAGCACAAGATTTAGTAGATACTTTATTAATACATAATAATTCTAAATATATATTTAATTCTAATAATGAACTTATAAATCAAATTAAATTTGAATTTGAATATAAAGATTTTTTATTAAGAGGAATTTTAGATATACTTTCAATAAATCATAAAAATAAAACTATACAAATGATAGATTTAAAAACAGGAACTAATCCTATTTCAGAATTTATAAATAGTTTTTTAAAATGGAGATATTATATCCAAGAAGCAATATATACAAAAGCTTCAGATGTAATAACTAAACAATTTGGATTAGAAGGATATAAACTCCTTCCTTTTCAATTTCTTTTCATATCTAGATATGAAAAAACCCCTTTTATATATGAAATAGGAGATAAATGGCATGAAGCAGCTTTAAAAGGTTTCAAAACGTCATTAGGATGGGAATATAAAGGATTAGAAGAACTTTTAGAAAATATAAAATGGCATGTAGACAATAAAATATTTGATACTACAAAAGAAATTTATAATTCTAAAGGAATTATGAACTTAAACGATGAGTTTATAACAATAAAATAATGGTTAATTATGAGTAAAATTAGATATAATAAATCTAAAACTTACTTATTACCATTATTATCAGAAATAGTTGGATTTGATAAAAGATTTTTTAAACATTTAATAAATGTATATATGTTTGAAGATACAAATGCTTACAAAGATTGTCTATGTATTTTACATGATTTTTCTTTTAAAGCACCTGAATTTACAGCATATGAACATAACATAATAAATAATGATTTATTTGTAGATTTAATAGATATAAACGATAAAGTTTTATATATATTTAAATTTCCAGATGAGTATATGTATGAATATGAATGTTTAAAAAAAGGTAAATATTCTGAATTTAAATTAGATGCAAAAGAATTAATTTTAGATTTTTTTACAGATGTTTACAAAGGAAATCCAAACGCAGTACCTTTTTTAATTAAGGTAAAGCAAGTATTATTTAAAGACGAAAAATTAAGAAAAGAAATAGAGAATGAGTTAAATGTTCAACTAGATAGAAGTGCTGAATTAACAGACCCTATAAATATAGAAGATGAAACATTTAATTTATCACAATATATAAAAAAAAATGAAAATAAAAATAAAGAAATTACACCCTCAAGCGAAGATTCCTTTGAAATTAACTAAAGAAGCTGCTTGTGCTGATGTATATGCTACTGAAATAATAAAACAAGATAGTTATAAAGTAACTATTAAATTAGGTTTTTCTACAGAAATTCCTACAGGTTATAAAGGTATTATAGTACCAAGAAGTAGTTTTACACAAAAAGGTTGGGTTATGCAAAATAGTCCAGCTCAAATAGACTCTGATTATAGAGGAGAATGGATAATAAAATTTGAAGCTATACCTATAGATGCTAAATCATCAATGGGAGGACTTCTTATAGATATTTTACCAAATGATTTTCCTTATAAAGTAGGAGATAGAGTAGCACAAATATTCTTTGAAAAAATAGTAGAATATGAATTTGAAGAAGTAGAAGAATTAGTAGAAACAGAAAGAGCTGAAGGAGGATTTGGTAGTACAGGAGTGTAAAATAATATTTTCTGATTATAGTGAGTAGTAATGATAAATAAATAAATGGATAAAGGAATAGAATTACTTTCAAATATAGTGGTATATAATAAATACGCAAAATATATACCTAGATTAAAAAGAAGAGAAACTTGGGATGATATAATTACCAGATACTTAGGTATGATGGTAAAAAAATATCCAGATTTAACACAAGATATTATGGTCAATGGACAATATCTTTATAATAAACAAGTTTTACCTTCTATGAGAGCTGCTCAATTTGCGGGTGCAGCTATTGAAAAAAATGAAGCAAGAATTTATAATTGTGGCTATATGCCAATGACAGATTATAGGTCATTCAGTGAACTTATGTTTTTGTTGTTAGGTGGTACTGGTATAGGTTATTCTGTACAGTACCACCATATTGAGCATTTACCACCTATACAAAAACCACAAAGAGAAGCTAAATTTTTAGTTGGAGATAGTATAGAAGGTTGGGCAGATGCTGTTAAACAATTAATGAAATCTTATTTTGGTAAAACTGCAGTAAAACCAAGATTTGATTTTACAGATATTAGACAAAAAGGTTCAAGATTAATAACAGCAGGTGGTAAAGCACCTGGTCCAGAACCTTTAAAAATATGTTTAACAAAAATAGAAGCATTATTAAATAATAAACAAAATGGTGAACAATTAACACCATTTGAAGTACATAGAATTAACTGTTTAATTGCTGATGCTGTTTTAGCAGGAGGTATTAGACGAGCAGCCTTAATTTCTTTATTTTCTATGGATGATAAAGAAATGGCAACATGTAAGCATGGTAATTGGTGGGAATTATATCCTGAACTTGGAAGAGCAAATAATTCTGCTGTAATTCTACGAAATAGAATAATTAAAAAAGATTTTAATAATCTTTGGCAAATTACAGTAGATTCAAACTCTGGAGAACCAGGAATATATTTTACTAATGACCCTGAGTATGGTACAAATCCGTGTTGTGAAATATCACTTAGACCTTTTACATTTTGTAATCTTACAGAAATTAATGCTGGAGTAGTTAATAGTCAAGAAGATTTTAATAAATTTTCTGAGATTGCAGCCTTTTTTGGTACACTACAAGCAGGATTTACAGATTTTCATTATTTAAGAAGTGTATGGAAAACTAATACAAAAAAAGATGCTTTAATAGGAGTTGGAATCACAGGTATAGCAAATGGTACATTATCTACTTTAAATTTAACTACAGCTTGTAATGTAGCAATTAAAGAAAATAGTAGAATAGCAGAAATTATTGGAATAAATAAAGCTGCTAGAGTAACAACTGTTAAACCAAGTGGTACAACCTCATGTGTTGTAGGCACATCATCAGGAATACATGCATGGCATTCTAAATATTATATTAGAAATATACAATGCACTGTAGGAGATGATTTATATAAATTCTTTAGTAAATATCATCCAAAACTTATAAAAGTTATGGATTATCAACCTAAAGATGCAGTAATTGGGATTCCTCAAAAATCTCCTGAAACCTCAATATTAAGAGAAAATGAAACTGCTCTAGAATTATTAAATAGAGTAAAAAAGTTTAACATCGAATGGGTACAGAAAGGACATCATAGAGGACCTAATAGTAATAATGTATCAGCAACAATATCTTGTAAACCACATGAGTGGAAAGATGTTGGAGAATGGATGTGGGATAACAAGAATAACTTTAACGGTCTTTCTGTATTACCATATGATGGAGGAACATATAAAGATGCTCCATTTATACCTTGCACTAAAGAACATTATGAAGAACTAATTGGTTATATCAATAATAATCCTGTTAATTTAACAAAAATTATTGAAGAAAATGATAATACTGATTTATCTGGAGAGATTGCTTGCGGTCCTGAAGGGTGTGAAGTATTATAAAAATTTAAAGGTAGAGACAATGGAGAGTCCCGTGGGTTC